ATAGATGAGCTTGAACTTAAACGTAGAAGTATGTTAGAAAAGGCTGATCTTGAAAAATCTGGAGATCTAATGAAAGAAATAGTGAAAGGACAACAACAATTCTTTAACGATGGACAAGCTAGAGACACAAATACGCCAGGCAAAGAGAGCCGAGGTTCTGCTAAACGATCCCCTATTAAAACAGGCATTTAAAGATCTTTTAGAAACCTATAGGCAAGAAATATTTAATACGAATTTTGCTGACGATGAGAAACGTAGATCCCTTTGGATGGCATTTAATATGCTAGAAAAAATTAGAGGGCATTTACAGACAATCATGGAAAGCGGAAAACTAGCTCAACAAGATCTTGAGCTTTTAAACAAGAGCTAACCTATTCTAGGAGCTCATCACACGTCAACCAAAGGAGGAACGTTACATGGCAGAAGAACAAACAGTTAAAGGTGCAGCTGAAAAAATATCTGGACTACTGAATCCTAATAAAGGACAATCAGAACCAGAGAAAAAAGAAGCAGCTCCTTCAGAGCAACCTGAAAAGATCGAACAGGAAACTTCACAAGAGAGTCAATCAAAGTCTGAAGAAACTCCCAAAGAAGTCGCTACTGAAAAAACCGAAATCGAAGAAGAAACGCAAACAGCTACAGAGGAACCTGATCTCCACCGAGTTAAAGTTAGTGGTCAAGAGTTAGAGGTTACCCTCGATGAGTTGAAGGCAGGATATTCACGAGATTCGGATTATAGACAAAAAACTCATACTTTAGGCTTAGAGAAAAAAGATCTCGAAGCTCAAAAGCAGAGTTTGCGTCAATCTTATGATACTCGTTTATCAGAACTAAACGAAATGATTGGAACTGCTGACAGTTTCGTCAGACAACAACAAGGTAGTAAGGATCTCCAGAAACTTTATGATGAAGATCCCACGTCTGCAGCACGACTGGATTACCAGTTAAGAGAACAAAACAGGCAGATAGAGGACATGAAATCTAAAGCCCAGGAGGCTTATACTAAACAGTATAATGAATACCTTGAAACTCAAAAATCGTTAGCAGCAGCTAAAATTCCAGAATACAGCGATCCTAATAAAGCAGATCAGTTCAGAACTAATATGCGTACAACATTACGTGGATATGGTTTTTCTGATCCAGAGATTGGGAATCTGGCAGATCACCGTTTTTTAATGGTGATTAAAGATGCGATGAGTTATAAATCTGTAAAAGATAAAAGACCTATCGCCCAGAAGAAGGTAGCAAATGCACCTAAAGTCGTTAAAGCTGGAGTAGCTAAATCAGGACCAAGTTCAGGTAGAGAGCAAATAAGAAGTAAGATCAATCGATTGAGCAAAACAGGGCACATACGAGATGCCCAAAATGCTATAATGGATATGATCAATCTTAAATCTCAACAAAAAAGGAAATAACAACAATGGCACAACCAACAAATACGTTTGATACGTATGATTCCATTGGAGAAAGAGAAGACCTGTCGGATGTTATTTATAACATCGCACCAACTGACACTCCATTCTTAAGCTCAGCTGCTAAAACAAAAGCAACTGCAGTTTTACACGAATGGCAAACTGACACGTTGGCGGCAGCTTCATCATCCAATGCTGTAATCGAAGGTGACGAAGCCACTTTAGACGCTATAGTTGCTACAACTAGATTATCTAACTCTTGCCAAATTATGGACAAGACTATCGTAATCACAGGTACGCAAGAAGCAGTCGACAAAGCTGGTAGAGCATCTGAAATTGCATACCAAGTTGCTAAGAGAGCTAAGGAGCTTAAAAGAGACTTGGAAACAATGTTAACAACAAACAACGCTGAAGTAACAGGTTCAGCAACAGCAGCAAGAGAAATGGGTTCATTAAGAGCATGGGTTGCTACTAATGACGTAATGGGAACTTCTGGAACATCTGGTTCTGTAGGTAATACTGCAGCAACTGATGGAACTCAAAGAGTTTTCACAGAAAGTCTTTTGAAAACTGTAATTAAATCAGTATGGGAAGCTGGTGGAAATCCAACTATGGTTATGGTTGGTCCTTTCAACAAGCAAAAATTATCAGGATTTACTGGTAATAGTACTAGATTCGATGCAGGTGCTGATGCTACTTTATACACATCAGTAGATGTTTACGCTTCTGACTTTGGTCAATTACAAGTAGTACCTAACAGGTTCTCTAGAGATAGAGATGCTTGGGTATTAGACATGGATTTCTGGGGAGTAGCTTTCTTAAGAGACTTCACAATGCATGAATTGTCAAAAACTGGAGACTCAGAAAAAAGACAACTGCTTTTAGAGGCAACTCTAGAATCAAGAAACGAAGCTGCAAGCGGCTGTGTTGCCGACTTAACAACTTCATAATAATATAAATGCGTAGGCGGGTAACCTCAAATCTGCTCGCCTACCATCTTAATAACATTGAAGTCTTGAGAGGGGTTAAAGGCGGAACAATGAAGGAACAAAATGAGAACATTAAACGACTATTTTATAACATCTACAATAGCAGACATTAGTACAGCATCTAGTACATTCGTACCTGTACCTGATGGAGGTAAAGTAATAAAAATTTTTACTGCTCTTCAAGGAGCAATTGGAACAGCTAATGGCGGAATTACTTTCGAAATTGGTGGAACAGCAATAACTGGTGGCGGGATTACAGTAACACAATCTGGATCTGCTGCTGGAGACGTTGATACAGCAGAACCAACAGCAGCTAACGATGTTGCTGAAGGCGGATCTATCGAAATGATAACTGATGGAGCTTCTAGTAATACAATAAAACTTGTAGTAACATTTGTAATAAGAAGATAATTAATTCAGGGGATGGAAACATCCCCTAAACAAAAGGAGAACAAAATATGAACGCATTAAGATTTAGCACACAGCAAGTTTTAGATGCAGGTAGTTCATCAAGTGCTAGTTCAGCATTTGGAGCTAATACTCAATACATAAGAGTAGTAAGTACTATTGCGACTTACATTCAAATTGCAGTATCACCAACAGCAGCAGCAAGTACAGCATATCTTCCAGCAGATGATATAGAATACATTAAAGTATCTGAAGGCGAAAAGATTGCAGTTTTACGTGTTGGCGGTTCTGATGGTAAAGTAAGTGTTACAGAACTAACTGAATAATGACAAAGGTAAGAGCAACCGAATGGAATGCTGATGCTACTAAGACTCGTTACATACAAGAGTCTGATGGCAAATTAACAATTAACAATCAGCAAAACCTAAATCCTTTATTGGAAAGAAATAAAAAACTTTATACTCAAAATGATGGCTATACAGCCTCAAGAGATATGAGACGGATTGCTAGTGTACCTCCAATTATACTACAGATTTGGACTAAAGAATATAATGGTACTCGTAATTGGTGGGCTTTACCTAAAGATACACAAAAGAAAATATTAAGAGTTAAACTTAATAGTAATGAGTTTAGATACTTCAAAACTTCTGAAGGAAGATTATAATGGCAATAACAACATATACAGAATTAAAAGCATCTATCGCTAATTGGTTAAATCGATCTGATTTATCAGATGAGATAGCTGATGACTTTATTAAACTGACTGAAGCAGATTTTAATGCGAAGTTAAGAATACGACAGATGGAACAGATTGATACAATTACTATTGATTCAGAAACTGAAACTGTACCTACAGGTTTTATATCTGTAAGGTCATTTTACCTTTTATTATCTAGTACAAAATATCCACTAGAATATATTACACCCCATAACTTATTTGAAATAAGAGGAGGTTCCAGATCTGGTAGACCTCGTTCTTACACAATTGAGGCAGATAATGAAACTGAACAATTCAGATTTGGTCCTAGCCCTGATACTACTTATACTGGTTACTTATCATATTATAAAAATTTTGAAGCTCTTGGGAGTTCTAACGCTACCAATTATATTTTAGATAAACATCCAGGAATTTATTTGTATGGTAGTCTTTATCATTCAGCTAATTTCTTAGGAGGAATGGACCCACAACAAGTACAAAATTGGTTA